AGCGAGTCCTCATCATCTGCAATAACGCCACCAACCCTCCCACCATCGCAGACAGTGGCAACTTCGCCCTCTCGGCAGCCTGGGCACCTGGTATTGATGACAGTATCACGCTCTATGTCAGAGCGGACAATGACTATGTTGAAATCTCAAGAACGGACAATTAAATGAAGAAACTAGCCACTAGACTCTCCCTCCTCATCGTCGCCCTAGTAACCATCGCCGCCGTCTTTGCTGCCCCAGTCGAGACTGTACAGCAGGGCTATGTCAAGATCCGCACTACAGAGAACGGGGACGAGGCTGACCTGGTCGTCCTAACTACTGAGGGCGAGTGGGACGCTCGGCCTAGCGGTATCTGGCGAGTGCCCTCTAGCCGCAACGACGAGAGCAATGCTAATGCCTTGAGCCTAGCTTTCGCTGCTGGCATTGACGCTGGCACTACTGCTGACGCCAAGACGTTCTCTTGGAAGCTGTATGGCTGGAAAGGCCAATGGCAGCCCGCTGAGTACATTGCTCTCGGTACGGGCATCTATGGGACTCAAGACGTTGGCAGGCTCCCTGACAAGACCCTGCACCTCACTGGCGACCTCCGCAACTGGGCTGACACGCTGGTCATTACGACCCAGTACTTCCCCCAGACCTTAGCCGTCTCCACAGTGGGCAGTGACAGCATCTGTAAGCTCTCGTTTGACGTAGCCGGGTACGAGTACATCTATGTGGAGATCACCTCCGCAGACGGCACTACCGGCACTGAGGCGGGCGATACTACCGTGTGGGCGACCTGGTTCTAGATGAAGCCATCCGATATAGCTAGAGTCAGCCCCGCCTACTGGGCGAGCCTGTACGGCATAAAGCTACAGGGCGGGACGTTCTCCTTCAAGGACCATGAGTACCAGAAGGAGCCGATGGCCGAGACGGTCAAGAAGACTTGCTACATGAAGGCCACGCAGGGTGGCTGGACTGAGCTGGAAGTCCTCAAGGCTCTCCACGGCATGATCAACAAGCGTTACCCCGCTGGGGTGCTGTACCTCTTCCCCACGACCGATGATGTCCTAGAGTTCTCCAAGAGCCGGTTCAACCCGCTGATTGCTAACAACAAGGAGCTCATCGGCAAGTACGTCAAGAACGTCCAAGGGGCCAAGGCAACAGACTCAGCCTCTCTTAAGAAGATACATGAGGCCTTTCTGTATCTACGCGGGGCGAAGCTCAACATGGTCCTTGATAGCGGCAAGAAGGAATCCTCCAAGCTGCGCGGCATCCCGGTAGACAAGTTCGTTGCCGACGAGGTCGATATGATGGACGAGGAAGCCTATGCCAAGGCCGCCGGCCGCATGAGGCACTCCAAGGTCCAAGAAGAGGTATACATCTCGAACCCCACGACTCCTGGGTTTGGTATCAGCAAGATCTTTGATAATTCAGACCAGAGGCACTGGTTCAGGAAATGCAAGTGCGGACACTTCACTTGTGCTGAGCTTTCGTTCCCTGGGTGCGTCCTCAGACATAAAGACTCGGACCATAGGCACAAGGGCTACATCGCCTGCGACAAGTGTAAAGAAGAGCTCCCAATATATCCAGGCGAGTGGGTTGCCCAGTATCCGTCTAATACAGACATGCGAGGGTATCAACATTCACAACTTACTACTGTCTTCAATGACCCCTGGGAGATCCTTGGTGAGTACAATGATCCTCCTCATAATAATCTGGCTGATGTGGTTAGCCTCCGATTAGGCTTCCCCTACGCGAACTCAGAGGACTTGCTTACCAGGGAGAACGTGTACGCTCTCTGCGGCCCAGACCTGCCGTTCTCGGCTCATAATGGACCGTGTGCAATGGGCGTGGATGTGGGCAAGACCTTCCACGTTATCATCGGGGCCAGGACGGCCAACGACCAGTACCAGATATTCTACACAGGAACCTGTAAGGACTGGCCTGAGATACACCAGCTAGCTAGGCACTTCAACGTCAAGAGTTCCGTTATCGACATCAGGCCTTATGAGAACTCAGCTAGGCGATTCCAGAAGGAAGAGCCATATAAGATTTACCTCTGCGAGTACAAAGAGACGCAGATACTACAGCCAAACTTTAGCCTTCAAACAGGCGTCGTTCAGGTTGGTCGGACGTGGATACTCGACGAAACCCACAACCTGGTCGTCACCCCCGGCAGGCTGAAGATTCCAAAGATGAACGCCCATACGAAGACTTTCGCCCACCAGCTCTGCCAGACGGCAAAGCAGAGGATTATCGACAAGCAGTCGGGCGAGAGCAAGTACCGCTATGTGAAGGTAGGGGACAAGCAGGACCACTTTAGACACGCATTGAACTACTTTGCGTTGGCCTGCATGGGGAACAAGGTGGCTAAGCTAGGCAACTATGCTCGCCAGCGGACTGCCACCAACGAATATCAACCAGTGTAAGGGGACATATGTTAGCTAGACGCAAGCCGCTAGAGGCTGAAGCACAAGAGTTTCACATAGGCATGAAGCACATTCTAATCGCCCAGTGCAAGGGGGGCCATCCGGTTGTCGTTTTTGATAACATGGAGGCTCTGTTGGCTAGCCCTAACTATCACAAGATCAAGAAGAACGGAACAGACTTCACTATGGGTCTGTTGGTGAACAACAAGCCGGTGGCGATTGCTCCTGGTGACTACGTTATTGATGGCGAGGTCTGGACCAAGAAGGACTTTGACAAAGAGTGGGAGGTCTTTAAGAAGCCTGGGCCTGGACGGAAGCCTGGGTTCTCACCCAAGAAGAAGAACTTCACAAAGGTGACCAGTGGCTCATAAGAACGAAGAGAAGATAAAGCAAGCTATCGTCCGAGGACGCGACGGTGGGTTGAACGACCGTGATGGCGGCAAGATCCCGCTATACAAGCGTGGCGGTGGCAAGGGCGACCGAAACAGGTCCACCCCCTTATTCCAAAAGAACTACGACCTCATAGACTGGAGCAAGTAATGGGCGGCAGCAGCAAACCAAACAAACAGGCACCCGACGACAAGAGGGCAAAGCACGACCTCTGGCAGAACGACAGGGCTGCCTTTAATGCAAAGTATCCTGGCAACAGAGGCGGCGGTTTGCCGAAAGACCTTGTTGGTCTGGACTTCAGCGACCCCTTGCCTGTACGCGAAGAGCCAGAACCGATAGCCGTTGCCGATACAGACGATGCTGATAAGGCCCGTGGTCTACAGCGAAGGAACAGTTCCCGCTCCAAAACGATCATCACGGGCGACCTCATGCCCGACGAAGAGAATCTAAAACGAAAGCGGCTCCTAGGTGGTTGAAAAAGCGAAAGACATCATAGACCTGTTCGACCGCGAGTGGCACGCCTCTCAGAACTTCCTGAACCTCTACCAAGAGACGGCAGACTACGTCTACCCGCTAGAGGACCAGATCACCCGCATCGACACGGGAGCTAGGCCTAGAGCCATCAATCTAGTCGATACGACCGCCATCTTCGCGGCCCAGGACATGGCCTCAGGCCTATCCGCTCTCTTGTTCCCCCCAGGGCAGCAGAACTTCGCTATCCGTTCGAGCGACAGAGAGCTGAACGAGACTGAAGAGGTTCAGCGGTATCTGTCTCGTTTCACAGAGATAATGCACGACAAGCTCTTCGAGTCTAACTTCATGATGCAGCTAGACCAGGTTTTGATGAGCTGGCTAGTCTTCGGGGAGGGCTGTCTGAAGTCTGAGCGGGGCGAAGCGACCGATATTGTCTTCCAAGACTATCCCGCTGGCTCTTTTGTCTATCTAGAGAACCACGACCACAAGATTGACACGTTTATCGAGAAGTTCAAGTGGACTGCTCGCCAGTGTGTCGAGAAGTGGGGGGCTGGGGCCGTTGGCGAGAAGATCCGCAAGGCATATGAGGCTCCTGAGACCAGACAGACCAAATTTGACATAATCCACTTGGTCGGCCCCCGTCATGAACGGGATATGTCCAAAAAAATAGGCAATTCGATAATCCAAAGCGAGATGCCATTTACTGACGTGTATGTTGCGGTCAAGGACAAGCATATTATCATAGAGGGCGGCTATGACGAGTTCCCATTCGCCATTGGTCGCTATAAAAAGTCATCTAGAGAGCATAGAGGGCGGGGAATCGGTTCTTTCGTTCTACCTATGGTCAAGAGCCTACAGGCTATCAAGAGAGACTTCATTGAAAGCGGCAATCGCCGTAATAGGCCTCCATTGGAGGTAACATCTGAATCAGAGGGACAGATTTCACTTGATCCAGGTGCCCTGAACTTTACTGGTGCTGAGCGTCAATCCATATTCCCTATCCAGGGAGTAGGCGGAGACTACAACTCCACAAAGGACATAATCGAGATGGAGCGGGAGGAGATCCGCAAAGCCTTCATGCTCGATGTGTTCAACCAGCTCACCCAACTTCAAGGGGACCGGAGAACCACTCTGGAAATCTCAGAGCGCCTTAACGAGGGACTGCGAAGACTAACGCAACCCGTGGGTCGCTTAATACCTGAGGTTCTTAGCCCCGCAATCAACAGGGTAGCTTTGATGCTCATCCGCAACGATGAGACCCTCAGCCCGCCAGAAGCCCTTGAGGGAACCAAGTTCAAGGTAGAGTACACCTCTCCCATGATGCTCGCCCTCAAGCGACACCAAGCCAGTGCCTTCTCAAGCTGGATGGAGTTCGTAGCAGGGGTAGAAGAGGTATTCCCCGGATCTAGGGACAATGTCAACATCGACAAGGGGGTCCGAGACATGGGCTTGGCCTTCGGTGTTAAGGAAGACCATATAAGGCCGCAACAAGAGGTTGACGAGATTAGAGAGCAACGTCAGGCTCAAGCGGAGCAACAGGCAGAGCTAGAGGCCTTGCAGGTTCAGGCTCAAGCCTATGGACAGGGGACTACGGCTCCTGAGCAGGGGTCGGCAGCAGGAGAAGTACTTGGACAATAGAAAGAGCCTAGTGCTAGCTTACCAGAAGATCTTCAACACAGAAGAGGGTAAGGTGGTTCTAGACAACTTAAACGTCTTCGGACGGCTCAAGAGATCGTGTACCGGAAGGGATGCCCTGGACACGGCAAACAAAAACGGCAGGAGAGAGTTTCTCTTGCATATCCACCAGTTTCTAGACGCAGACCCTACGGAAGGGAAACAATCACATGCCTGACGAAGTAGTAACAACCGAAGCGGCCCCAGTGGCAGATGTTGCAGGAATTGCAACCCCTGACCCCGTAGGCGTTAACTCGTACATTGGTTCTGATGGAGCATTCCAAGATGGATGGAAAGACCACGTATCAGAAGAGTATAGAGGAGAACGGTGCCTTGACCTCTTCGGAGACTTCAACGGAATGGTCAAAACGCTCGTTCACGGGCAGAAGGCCTTCGGAAAAGATAAGATTATTCTCCCAACAGACACTAGCCCGCCGTCGGACTGGGATGCGTTTCACAAGGCGATAGGCCGCCCAGAGACCGTTGACGACTACGCTATCAACCGTCCTGAGTCTATCCCGCCTGACAGGTGGAATACGGACGAGGTATCGCAGTTCAAGGCCTTGGCTCACAAGATCGGGCTTACCCAGGGCCAGGTGGAGCAACTATCCAACTTCCAGAACGTGCGTACCATCGCTGGCATCGCTAACGCTGACCAGCAGGCCACCGCTGACCATGAGGCCGCTGAGGAGCGACTCAGGGCCGAATTTGGGGCTGCCTACGACGAACGCATCCATCTCGCCAATAGACTCATCAAGGACACTGTAGAGGTGGGCGAAGAGCGTGAAGAGCTCCTGTCCATCATTGGCAACAACCCGGTGGTTATCAAGTGGATAGCCGAGATGGGTGGCAAGCTAGTGGAGTCCAGGTCAGTGGATACGCGAATCAACCAACAGACGCCTGGCGAGATGCAGACCGAGATCGCCGAGCTAACAGCAACGCCTGGATACATGAACGGCGTTATGAAAAGAACAAATCTAATGGGCTTCAAGGCTCTACACGATAAGATCACAAGGCTCTATGAAGAGCAAGCAAAAGCTGGATAACTCCGACAATCCTTCGGGACCGGACGCCTACCGGGCGTAAATCGGAGCCAAGACCTCGCGTGAGACAATCATGGCGATCAATGAAATTCTGTAAGGAATTTAGAAAATGCCTGCATCAACGATTACGACCGCCTTCACGCGGCAGTATGCGGCAAACGTCTACCTTCTGTCTCAACAGCTAGGCTCAAAAATGCAGGGCCGAGTACGGACTGAAACCGTATCCGGTGCTGAAGATGCCGCTTTTGACAGATTGGGTGAGGTCGAGGCCCAGCTCATTACGAGCCGTCACGGCGATACCCCCAACAACGAGCAAGCACACACTCGTCGCTGGGCCACTCCCGCAGACTATAACACCGCGTCGTTCTTGGACAACCAAGATAAACTGAAATCTATTATTGAACCCGCCTCCGACTTCGCTCGGACTCAGGCTGCGGCCCTAGGCAGAACCAAGGATAACGTCATTATCACGGCGGCTCTTGGTGCTGCTACTGTTGACAAGACAGGTAGTGCTACGGTCGATTTCAAAGATGAGTCCATTTCGATTGGCGGAGATGCCGCTGGTGCAGTTGTGACCACGCTCGGTACTCTCGCCGCTGTTGGAACCGTCGCCGACTTCGACCTTGGGAAGATGCTCGTCATGATGCAGCTTTTCAATCAGGAAGACGTCGATCCCGACATCCAAAAGCACTGGATGATCTCGCCTAAGAGCCTGGCTGACATGCTCGACCTCACTGAGGTAGGCTCGGCTGACTATAATACGGTCAAGGCTCTTACCGAAGGTAAGGTCGATAGCTTCATGGGCTTTAGCTTCTTCTGGTCCAACCGTATTACCAAGGATGCTGCGACTTCCACCGCTTATCGGTCTATTGCCTGGGCACAGGATGGCCTCATCCTAGCTCAAGCCGAAGATCTGAAGTCCCGTATGGACGAACGACCTGACAAGAACTATACCGTTCAGATTTATTCTGAAATGAGTATCGGTGCTGTTCGGCTCGAAGGTGCAAAGGTTCACGAATGTCTCAACCAAGTTGCTTAAGGAGAATGAATTATGGCTGGAAAATCCAGAATAATTGACATTCCTTCTTGGGAATCTGGGACTATCTTTGCTCCTCAGTCTTTCCCCAAGCAGGATGTATACAGTGAGAGTGCTACGCAGAACTTCGCTCTCGGAACCCGATATGTGGAGGGTGATCGTACCTTCCGCTATTCCAAGAATGGTGCCGTTGCACTGTCCAAGGCGTTAATGACTCATGGAACCACCTCGACTGACGGTGAAGTGACCAAGACCAAAGAGATCGTTCAGACCGGGCACGCCTGGGCTGTTGGCGATACCTCTGGTACTGTCCTTGTCACCACTGGTGGCGTCTATGCGAAAAACGAGTATGCTGGCGGTCTGATGTACGGCAACAAGGTCGCGGCTATTGGTGATATGTACCGTATCATCGCCTCTGAGCAACAGGCCACTGACACTATCATGAACATTGAGCTTGACACTCCTATTCGGACGGCTATCTCGGTTACTACCGAGGTTACGCTCCAGACGAATAAGTATAGTCGGACTGTTGTTTTTGATACGTCGTCTCTGGGCTTTGCAACGGGCGTACCGTTGATCGACGTCACCGCCGAGTACTACTACTGGGCACAGACGGGTGGGCCTGCTCCCATCCTAGTCGATGACAGCGAGACCGTTGTTATTGGCGACAAGGTTGGACCTCCAGGCACCTATGCCGACGCTGGTTCATGCGGTGTTTATGTCACGATCCAACAGCATTGGGGCCATGTCCTAAGTGTTGGTCCTGCGGATGAACCCGCAATCGTAGACCTCGACATCGACAACTAGACCCC